AGCGCAGTTCCTGCTGCAAGCTCCCGGCACCGGCAACATCCTGCAAACCAACGCGGTGGCAAAGATATGCTTAGCAGGCACTTGCTAAAAGCAACGGTTGCCGCAGCAGCTTTGTTGCTTGCGCCTAATCTCGCGCGAGCTGACAGCACTGTGTCGGCGATGACGGCAGCTTCGGCCCTAACCGGGCCGGAGCTGTTCTACTGCGTGCAGACGGCGGCCGACCACAATTGTACGGCCACGCAATTGAAAACATTCGTCACCAGCTCGGGCGTGGTGACCAGCGTTGGCTTCTCGGTGCCGGCGACCAGCATCTTCACGGCGACCGGCAGCCCGGTGACGGGAGCCGGCACGCTAGGCTTCACCACCGCCGGCACCAGCGGTGGTATTCCCTATTTCAGCTCGGCGGCGGCGCTGTCCTCGTCGGCAGTGCTGACCGCGAATTTGCCGGTAATCGGCGGCGGCGCGGGTGTCGCGCCAACGGTAGGTACGGTCAGCGGCAACACCACCAAATTCGCAACGGTCAACACGACGACATTTGCGACCGGTCAGTGCGTGCAGGTCGATGCGTCGTTGAACTTGACAACGACCGGCTCGGCGTGCGGTGCCGGTGGCGGCATTGTCTTTCCGCAGACGGTGTCGGGGACGACGACCAGCGGCGGTATTCCTTATTTCAGCGCAGCGACGACCTTGTCGTCATCGGCAGTGCTGACCGCGAACCTGCCGGTGATCGGTGGCGGTGCGGGCGTCGCGCCTTCGGTCGGCTCGGTCAGCGGCAACACGACCAAGTTCGCAACAGTCAACACGACCACGTTCGCGACCGGGCAGTGTGTGCAGGTCGATGCATCGCTCAATCTGACGACAACCGGTTCGGCGTGCGGTGCCGGTGGCGGTGGAACGCCGGGTGGGGCTAACACTAATGTTCAATATAACAACAGCGGGGCGTTTGGAGGTAGTTCCAGCTTCACTTGGAATAACGCTGCCACGACACTCAGTATTGGCACGGGGGAACTTGACGCTGGCGACATCGTCGCCGCTATCGGCATTATCACGTCCAGTACACCTAATGTCTTTTCGCAGACGTGGAGCAACAGCGCCACGACGTTCACTGGTTTCAGGACAAACATCACGAATACCGCTAGTGCCTCCGCATCGAAGCTGTTTGATTTTCAAGTCGGCGGCGCCAGTTACATGTATGCCTCGACGGATGGCGCTGTCACCATTGCTCAACAGACGGCGGCCATTAGCTCGTATGCCTTTGTTGTCAGCCAGCAGGGCAACACACTTCTCCAGGTTGGGACGAGCACAATACAACTTTTCTTGGGTTCTACTACGGGGACGATGTCTCTCGCTAATTTCGCCAATTCCATTAACTGGGGCGGCGGCGCGACACTAATTTCAGACGCCGCCTTTATTCTCTCGGAGCGCAATGGCGCCAGTGCGCAGACCTTTCGCGTCTACAACACGGCCGATGCTGCCGTTGGGAACCCTACGAATTATGAACGCGCCGTGCTCGACTGGACGACGACGGGGAACACGCTGATCATTGGACAACAGTTTTCAGGGACGGGTCAGGCGCGGCAGGTCAGCATCGCAGCCCCTTTGCATCTTGGTTACACGTCCGGGACGCCAACGGCGAATAGCTGTGCCGGCTTTGCGCTCACGACCGGCTCGTCGGATATTGCCGGCAAGGTGACGTTCACCAGCGCCACGTCCTGCTCGATTACCTTCGCGAACGCCTTCACCAACGCGCCATTCTGCGTCGTGTCACCGGGCAGTGCGGCCTCGACGCATGACGCCGTCACCTCGACTACCGGGCTGGCGGTGACGTTCGGCACGGCCAACACCTCAATGCAGTGGCATTGTTTCGGGAGCTGACCAATGGCAACAACGACCTTTGGCCTATCCGGCGCGATCGTCAACAGCAACAAGACTTATACTGCGACTGATCCGGACTTGACCGCTTTGTTGCAGTGGACCACGTCGGCTTATGCATCGAAAATCCTGGCAGGTCCGCCGACCACGAAGATCACGGCGTCGATCGCCGGCACCACGATGACCGTCACTGCGGTTGCTTCTGGCAATCTCTCGACCAATCAATTTGTTTTTGGCCCCGGCGTCCTGCCCGGAACCTACATCACGGCGGCCCCCGGCAGCGGGCCGGGCGCTTATACGATCACCCCCTCGCAGACAGTCGCCTCTGCGGCGATGACGACCTATGGCCCGGACCTTGTTTCTTACGGCCTCTTTCAGGGCACGATGGATGCATGGATCCAGGCCGAGCAGAAATGGGCTAAGGATAATGCTGTCGCGGCGGTCACTCCGCCTCCGCCGATGGGGTGGTCATGATGCGCCGCATCCTTAATGGTGATCATCTGCAATTCGAGATCGATCATAAAGACACCCCGCTGAAAGAACGGCCTGACTGGCCGTATCCTTCTTTCGATGCACGCGACTGGGCAGAGGCATTCTGCAAACTCAATCCGAGCATGGACGAAGGAGTGATGATCACTTGGTTTGCGAACGCCCTCATGCGCGGTTATGACCATGCTAAAGCTACTGGCGATACTGATTAGCTCGGCCTTTGCTCAGGACGCGCCGCAGCAGCCGCCGCGCGACAAGTTTTTCTGGTGCCAGCAGCAGCGCAATTTCTTCGCCGACAATGCGGCGGTCAACGCCGCCGAGGCGGCTAAGCTGCAAGAGGAGCTAGAGAAGCTTAAGGCTGAACTTGCGGCGTTAAAGAAGGCAGCTCCAGAGGCTTCAAAGGCTCAATGACGACTTCGGTCGTCTTATGTGGTTGCTCGAGTTCGGTTCGTCCTCCGGGCGGGCATGCAACCGAGCGATCCAGCAGTATGCCATGTATGGTTTTGCTGTTTTCGAGGACTTGTTGCATCATCGTTTCTCTAAATTTTCCGGCTTCACGCTGGGCATAAAAGAAGAAAGCTAAGAGCCCAAAAATCAGCACTAGCATGCCTAATTGCGTCGGGTTACCGCTGAGCGCGGTAATCAGGCTGCGCACCGTGCTACCGGCTTCTTCGGTTACACCAGTCATGACCCCTACCCTGGTCTAGTGGGGGTTTTAGGAGCATACAACATCTTGACGCCGGAACAAAATCGGCACTAATCTCCCGCCCCGCGAGTGGTTTCCGTAAGAAACCGTGCGACTAGCCCCCGTAAGGGGCCGCGACCAGTGACCGTAAGCCACTAAGAAGGAATTGCGTCATGCCTCCTGACGACGAGGAGCTTGAGACTAATGTCGACACAGACGAGGAGCTCGAGCCGGGGACCGGCGGTGACGGAACCGGCGGGGAGGACGAGCCAAGGGGGGACGAGGATACCCAAGTTTCCGCCGAACAGCCTGGCGACGGAGGCGACGCAGGGGAACCACAACCGGCCGTCTCCGGGAAGCCTACACGTGAGCAAAGAGGCAGTGAACGGATCCAAAGGCTAGTTACGGAGCAGACCCAGCTTCGTAACGAGCTCGAGCAGCTTAGGAGAGAGCGCCAGCAGTGGCAGCAGAACCAACAGCAGCAGACCGAACAGCAAGAGCGCGAGCGCCTCGCGCTCATGAACCCGGAAGAGCGTGCCGAATACCGGATTACGCAGCACGAACGCCGGATGGATGCCAGGCTGCGGCAGAGCGAGCTCATCAACCAGGCGACTATGGACAAGGCGTCTTACGACGCCCAGGCGGCGTCCAACCCCACCTACAAGCGTTACTCGGCCGAGGTCGAGCGTATGTTCGCCGAGCAGATGGCGAAGGGCGCGCCGGTCGACCGGATCACGATCCTCAAGCATATCCTTGGAGCGAAGGCGCTCGAGGGCGCAGCGGCGGCGCCGCGGCAGCGGCGTGCGGCTAACACGCGCGTTGAAAGGGAGAGAGTAGCACCGTCGTCCGGCAAGGGAGATCAGCAACGCCCGAGCACGCGACGGATGTCGACAGCCGAGGAACGGCTGAAGGACGTTTTGATCTAGCGGGCTTGCTCGGCCCGCTCATAGGAGAGGGCCATGGCAGGTACCAACGTAGCTTCCCAGTTCAGCGGCGATATTGTCAATTATATTGCCGAGAAAACACTCCCATTAGCACGCAAACAGTTGATCGCTTATCAGTTCGGCGATCCTTTGACTTTGCCGAAAGGGCGCGGGACCACTTATATGGCCACGCGCTATCTGCGTGTGCCCCTGCCTCCCGCTCCGCTCTCAGAAGGCGTTCCGCCCATCGGCGAAACGATGAGCATTCAGCAGGTTTCGGTGGTCGCCCAGCAGTGGGGTGACAAGGTCACGATTACAGATGTGGCCGAGATGACCATCTATCATCCATTATTCACGAAAGCGACCGAGCTCGTAGGCTTGCAGGTTGCTGAAACGCTCGAGCGCAACACCTACAACCTCGGGCTCAACGCCGGCACGCAGATCAACTACGTCAACTCGCGCGGTGCTCGAGCCTCGCTCGTCGTCGGCGACGTGCTCTCGCCGTTCGAGGTGCAGCGCGCTTACTCGCAGCTGTTCAATCTCGGCGCACCGCGGTTTAGCGGCGACGAGATGACGGATACCAAGCTCGATGCTGATGCCGGCGGCGCTCGAGCGTCAAATAATCCGCGGCAGATGCCGCACTTTACTGCGCTCATCCATCCATTTGTTGCTGCTGATCTGAGACAGAACGCGCAAGTTCAAACTGCGTGGTCATACAGCGACATCAACCGCATCTACAACTACGAGGCCGGCGAATTCAACGGCATCCGCTTTTGTGAAAGCAACATGGTGCCGTTCTGGACGTCGCAGCCGGCGACCGGCATCACTTACACGCCAGCGATCACTGGTGGAGCGCTGACTGCCGCGGGTGGTCCGTATTTTATCCAGATCACCGGTACTGACAGTCAGAACCAATACGAAAGCCAGGTCTTCCCGATTTCGGCGTCGCAAGCGATTGCCTCGGGTGTTGCTGGATCGATTAACGTGACGCTGCCGACTGCGCTCGGCACCGCGTACACGTACAACGTCTACATCAGCACATCGGCGACCATGGCCGGCGCGCATCTTGGAACAAGCGGACCAGTTGGCACCAACGGTTCGACAGTGACTGGACCCACATCGGGCCCGCAGACCGGCCTCGCAGTTGGTTTGCCGAGCGGCGGCGTGGTTGCGATCACCAGCTTGACTGGCACCGCGCAGCAGCCGCCGGCCTCGCCGGCGCTGACCGGCGGCACCACCCCGCTCACGGTCTATCCGACCTACATCATTGGTCGCGGTGCTTACGGCCAGGTGATGCTGGACGACGTCAAGTTCACCTATCTGAAAGAAGCCGATAAGAGCGACCCGCTCAATCAATTGCGCGTCGTTGGCTGGAAATGTTTCTACGGGACATTGATCCAGAATAACCAGTTCTTCATGCGCATCGAGAGCACCTCGCAGTTCAATCCGACCTTCGGCTAATAGTTAGGAGGTTCAATGGCAACGGTTTCGTTTACCGGTTGCACACTAACCGGTCTTCAGTTCCAACCGGCGTGGGCGGCATCGCCCCCGCCGTCGCTCTTGGGAACACCAGTCGCGGCGGTGGCCGATATCGCTACAGTCGATAACGCCATCCTCGACGATTTCAATCCGGCTCGATCAATCCCTCCAAATTACGGACCATCAGTTGGGTTAGCGCGAGGACTGCTGTACGTCCCTAATCGAGGCGTGCTGATAATTCGTCCTGGCGATTACGTTGCTTTCGATCCTGCAACCGGTTTCCCAATTCTCATATCAGGCCGTGCTGCGGCTGGAGCAGGGTGGACCCACACATGACCGCAAAAACCGTCGAACCGCCGCCCGCTTCCGCCGCAACCTCTCCTGCGGTTGCCCCTGCCGAGCTCCTCACCAAGGACGAGATCGAAGCGCTTCAACTCGAGGTGCAAAAGGAAATCGACAAGGAAGCGAAGGCGAAAGCCAAAGAGGAGCTTAAAAAGAAGATGTTGCTCGAGGCTCGCGTGCAACGCGGGCTCGAGGAACCCATCGTTCCGGTGCTGATCGATCTCCCGGTTTACGCCATGGATATCAAGCTCGACAATCGCACGTTCCTGCTCAATCACACCTATGATGTGCGGGCGAGCGTTGCCGCGGTGCTGTACGAGATCATGCAAAAGACCTGGCAGCACCAGGCCGTGATCGAGGGTCGTTCGAAAGGTTTCTTCCAGAAGCAGCGGCTAACCCAGCTAAACGGCACGACCGGCGCGGTTACCCGTGCTCCATTTTTGAGTGGTTGACATGGAATTTGAAGGACAGGCGAAGGCCCTGGAGGGGGAACCCTCCATCGGGATCAGTTTTCGGTGTGCCCTGCACGGGCAACGGGAGATGGTGCTGCAATCTTTCATCGGTCGCGATTGCTCGGGCGAGGATCTCGACAAGTTGCTCGACAAGCTGCGCGATGCCTGCGAGCGACAGTACGCTTGGGGCCAGGTCGAAGACCTCGAGCTCAAGATCAAGCAGGAGCACATCAACGCTATGCAGCACCAGGTGCGCATGGAACGGGCCGACGAGGATATCAAGCGGCAGTGGGATCAAGGCAACCGGCGTGGTGATCCGCGGCTGACCGCGGCGCAGCTGCAGAAGCAGAAAGAGGCCTACGACGTTACCGAG